TGACAACAAACCTTTCTCAACTGAATTTTCATTCACTCGTTTCTTGGTGCCAGCCCTTAATCAATACGAAGGGTTGGCACTATTTATGGATTGTGACATGATGTTGCGTTCTGATATATGGGAACTTTTTGACACGATATGCAAAGATGACTCAGCTGTCTGGACTGTCCCTCATAATTACAATCCTAAATCTGTAAGAAAGATGGATGGACAAATTCAAGAAAGCTATAATAGAAAAAACTGGTCTAGTTTCATGGTGTTTAATTGCAGTCATGATGCTAACAAACTTATCACAGTAGATGACGTATCAGTTAAAACTGGAAGCTGGTTACATGCTTTTGGATGGCTAGAGTACGAACAAATTGGAAAGATTGGTGAAGAATGGAACTGGCTTGATAACTGGTCTCCTGATTATATCAACGCAAAGAATGTTCACTTTACTACTGGTGGACCTCAATTTTCAGATTGGAAACCTTATAGACCTATTGATGCTACATATACGCATGAGTGGAAAGCGTATCAATTTAAATTAACTCACAAAGAGGCAATGAAAACACTATGAAAAATCAGATCACATTTGTAACATCATTAAACGAAGAAGGATACAATAAATATGGTAAACAAATGCTTGAAGCAGTCCATAAATTTTGGGCTGAAGACTTGCGTCTGGTCTGTTTTTATCACGATTTTGACATTAATAAGTATAATCCAGTTGTTAGTGACAGGATACATTTTCGTAATCTAAATGAACTTGAAGACCTTTTAGACTATCGAGAAACTTTTAAAAAACATGATGGCAACATGTCCGGTTCCTATAACTGGAGACTGGATGCTATAAAATGGTGCCATAAGGTATTCGCACTATCCGAACAAGCATTCGACATGGCTGAAGAATCTATTGAAGCTGGTTGGATGGTTTGGATTGATGCGGATACCGTCACCACTAAACCTTTTAGTGCTAAAGATATTAAACCTTATCTTAATAATAAAGTATCACTCGTACATTTAGGACGTACTGCTACTGATTATAGTGAAACTTCTTTTGTAGGGTTTAATTTAAATAGAGAAAATGCTATTAGATTTATTGCAGATTTACGTGGGGCTTATATGAGTGGAGAAGTACTCAGCTATCGTGAATGGCATGATGGTTTTATCTTTGAGCGTCTACTTAATATCTATAAAGCACATGGAACTAACGTACACAATCTTACGCCTGATGTAAAAGACTTAGACGCATTTGGAGTGTCTCCTCTATCACAATGGATGATTCATTTTAAAGGTAATAAGAAAAACTTAATCTCAGATGTTAATGCTGTAGCTCCTGATATAAATGGACCTAAACGATACGGTCAGCTGCTTAAAATTGTTAAGCATTACAAAGCTAAATCAGTTGTAGAAACTGGCACATGGAACGGTGGTAGAGCTATTCAGATGGCTGAAGCAAGCTTCTCTACTGGCAATAAAGAATTTACGTATACTGGCTTTGATCTTTTTGAAGAAGCTACAGAAGAGAGTGACAAAAGAGAACTTAATACTAAAGCACATAACACAGTCGAAGCTGTAGGTAATAGGCTTAAAGAGTATCAAGCTAAAGTAGCAGAAGATGGTAAGACATTTAACTTCACCCTTCATAAAGGTGACACTAATAAAACTGTACCTGCTTTGTCTCCATCAGCAGATTTAATTTATATTGATGGTGGACATTCATATGAGACAACTAAAAGTGATTGGCTAAACACATCAGCTGATGTTGTAGTCTTTGATGATTTCTTTTCAGAAGATATGCAGGGTAAGAAACCTGATGATGACGGTTGTGGTACTAACTTTGTAATTACAGATATTACAAAACAAATTAATGACGATGGTAAAAAGTGGAGGATTAAAGTTCTCCCTTCTCAAGACGGTGTTAGAGATGGTGGTGTAACGCATCTAGCTGTAGTCCTTAAAGATGATAATCTTCCAGCCCTTCCTGAAGAGTTCTCTCGCATTCCTATTGTAGTGAATCCAAAAGACTGTATGCCTGATGACTACATAATTAATAATGTAAATGAGAATTTAAAGCTTCTCAAAGATGATCGTTGGATTAAGCGTTGCCGTATTACAGATGATCAATTAATTATTGTTTCAGGTGGAGACATTGATTATAAATCATTAAAAAATACAATTGATAATTTAAAAGCTGATAAGATTGGTTATCGAATTGCATGTGTTAAACATGCTTACCCTAAACTCTTGAAGCATAAAATTTATCCTCACTTCTGTATTATTCTTGATCCAAGACCTATTGATGGACTATCAACTCACGGTGTAGTAAGAAAAGATTTGTTTAAAAAGATACGTAAAGATACACTATTCTTAGTCGCTAGTATGACTGATCCTTCTGTTACTCAATACCTCTTAGATAAAAAAGCTAATATTAAAGTATGGCACGCTTACAGTGAAGCTATACGAGATAAAGATGCTAAAGAGCTAAAGACACATGATGATTGTAACATTGCTAATGATGCAGTTTTAGTAACTGGTGGAACTTGTGCAGCAATGAGAACTTTAGGAATGTTTCATGTATTGGGGTTTAGAACTTTTCAGATGTTTGGATTTGATTGCTCCGTCAGAGAGCCGTCTGACGACGATAAGAAAGAGCTTCTTGATACAGGTCAGTCGAAGTATATGCAGGTTGAAACAAATGGTGAAAAGTTCTGGACAACCGGAGAACTTTTAGCAATGGCTCAAGACTGTGAGAAATTGTTTGGAAGAGAAGACATTGATTTCAACATTATATTTAATGGTAGTAATACATTAGCATCTGAAGTCTTTAGAACTTCATTAAAGGCTAATGAACTTGATTATGTAGAAGACCTATGTCTGTAAGTGAAAAGTATGAAATCTTCTGTCAACATTATGCACTAAGCCGTAATGGAACTGAGTCAGCTAAACAAGCAGGATACAGTAATAAATCAGCTGCTAATCAAGCTTCTAGATTACTTCAACGAAGTGAAATACAAGAACGTATTCTAGAAATAACTGGAGAACTATCTACTAATATTGATGTTGTCACAGAACTTGAAAAGCAATACATGACAGCTAAGTCCAATAATCATGGACAAACTGCGATTAAAGCATTGGAGATGTTAGGAAGAATTAGAGGTGCTAATCCTGATAATGTTGAACAATCTCCTGAAACTTTAGAAAGAGAAATTATCAGGTGTTTAGAAATATTAGGTGAACAAAAGGTAATTGATTTAGTTGCTAATTGTAAATGGAACTACAGTCTACCTACTCTTGAAGAAAAAGAAGAAATTGAATATATTCTAGAAGAGTCACTCACAGAAGAACTAGATATTACTGAAGACATAGAAAAATAAATTAGGATAAAAATAATTCTCTCTCTGCTTCTCTTCTTAGTACTAATCCTCTTAATTTACGTCCACCTGCACGGACCCACTTAGGCAGTTCATTAGCAGCTGCTAGTCTTTCATTTCTATTTAACTTCATTCTAAGTGTGGAATTTTGCAGGTTCCCTAATCCTAAATTATATGAGAAGGATATCAGAGCCGCATGTTCATGTGGTTCAAGTTTAACTTTATTGATTAAACGTAGTACACCATAAGCAAACTTCTGTAGATCGTGTTCTAAGATATCTTCAGCTTCCTGTTGCGTTACATCAGGATCGTCTATTGTTACACGCTTACCATCAGGATATCTCGTAGCTCCGTAAGCTATCGTTGCTACGTTAGCAGGACAAAGATAAGCATATAGATGACAGCCTTCAAAATGTTTTATAATTGGAACAGCTAACTCAATAGCTTTTTTTACTTCTTGTTCCACTTTGATACCATTCTATTTCCAAACCAAAATGAAATTACTGCAGCAAACAATGCTTGAGTATCTTCTGACCAAACTAATGCTACTGCATCAGGGGCGGCTACTCCTTTAGCTGTTAGTGCAAGATAAGCACTTACTTCAACAAAACAAAATAGACTAAAGAAAGCATACGTAATAACTGGACGTACAGTTGCAGACAGTGTGGATGTCCATGATGCAGAATGCTCCTGTAGGCTGCTGTCGTGCTTGTACATGGCTTTCATCTGGTCTACGTCAGCTTTGGTATTAATCTCTTCTAATCGCTGCACATGGGCTTCAGATTGCAATTTAATCTGTATCTCCATGACCTTTAGTTCATGAGATTTATCTGCACGATCTTGGAAGAAGGACATCACAGAAGGAAGGAAGGATGTACCAAAGCCTAAGAGTGAACCTAAAAGTGATAACATTATTTTTTTCCTACTCTTTTTCGTTTTTTAATATAATCTATTCAGAAGGTGCTTGATGCCCTGTCTCTACTTCAGGTAACTTTATACGCACATTACGAGCCGTGGCCCTCACTTCGAGCTTACGGATTAATTATAAATATAAGACATGATTTTATCAAGAAAGGACCTT